GACAATCCTTGTGCTGAGACAAGGCTCGGTTGACCAGAAAGGGTGCATAGTCTTTCTCAGTTATGTCATCCACAATCATTTGCTTTTTGGTCTGCAAAATGGCTGTAGCATAGTCAAATGGACTACTCATTTGAACTCCACATTGGCCATGATCTCGGTCAAGCAAGCAACAAGATTGATTTCATGGTCGGCAACAAATGCTTGCTTATACTGATAGTCAGCAAGAATTAGCACTGCTTGTGGTATACTCTGAGGCTTTGCAATATCATACAAAGTATCATAGAGTTTGCGAAAGAATGTCGTGTTATCAATGTCCGTACTTGCTGCCCATTTACGGACGGATGTAAAGTCTTTTTCTTTCAGATGCTTAACAATCTGTGAAATAGAAATGTCACCAATCTGAGAGAGTATGCCTACATCAATCTTGCCGAGTTTGGAATAGCGTTGTAGTTCATTAATAACACGACGAAAATCTGGAAAGTGTTTCTTGACTACTTCAGCAATTACCTTTTCGTCAAATTCCACTTTCTCTGTATTGAGTATGTGTGTGATGCGTTTGAAAAAGGCGGAAGCCATTTGTGCCTTTTCACCATTCTTCAAATTAAATTCAATCACCGCACAACGACTGTGTAGCGGATCAATGATTTTGTTTTTGTAGTTACAGGTAAAAATGAACGAACAGTTTGCAGCAAACTCTTCAATCGCATTACGCAGAATTGCTTGTGCGTTTGGTGTTAGATAGTCTGCTTCATCTAGAATGATGACCTTACGACCACCGGACAGTGAAACAGATGATGCATAGTTTTTGATTTTGACACGAATTGTATCGACGCCGTTCTCATCAGAACCATTGATTACCATGTAGTCGCAACCGATTTCGTTGCACATGGCTTTGGCGATTGTCGTCTTGCCTACGCCCGCCCCACCAGCCAGAAGGAGATTTGGCATCTCCTTCTGGTTTACATATTGTTGAAACACTGCTTTCAACCGTTCTGGTAGAATACATTCTTCCACTGTTCGTGGTCGATACTTTTCTGTCCACAGAAGATGTTCCATGGTAACCTTTCACAAAAATCATAATGAAGTAATATTATATCAGTCAGCGTTCAATTTTGCAAGCACTTCCAGATATGGTTCTTTAACTTGCCAATCAATGTTATTGACACCATAAATGACAGTTCTTGGTTGCAATTGTGCATTTGAATCTGGCTGAATCAACTCAAATACAGAAGCAACAATATCACGATTGATAGCAATAGAATCACCATCGTGGTTCAGTGATGCATTTGTAAAGACAACAAATTTACCCATGATTAACCTTTCTCATATTTTGAACCAGCTTCAGTTGCAATCCAATACTGAATGTTCATTGATTTATGTTTGAAATGTGCAATGCCTTTTGAAGAGATAGTTACTGAATAACCACCAGCAAGCATCTTCAAATTCTCGGTCTTGAATAGCATCTTATACTTGTCACCATTACTCTTTGATACCTCAAGAGACTCTGTGTGTGCTGCATCATTCTGTAGATCAAATGCAGTTACAGAGACTTTACTACCATCAGATTCAATGGCAATATGTGGTGAAGAAAGAACATTTGCTGCACGAAGAATCCAGTCAAAGTCTTCAGCACTCAGATCAAACTTGATTTCTGGATTATTGAGTTCAAGATTCTTATCTGGTGCAGCAACGATCATGCTTGATGCACAAAAACGATACTTGATTTTGCTACGACCTTGTAGACCAGAGATGAGAACATTGGCCTCATCGAAGTCAATTACTGGCTCTTCTTTGTGTAGAGAAAGAACGGACAAAAAGTTGTTCAGATCATACACACCAAACTCTTTTGGAATTTCTTCAGAGACAACAGCCTCGGCAAGAATATTCTTATGAGTAGAGATGGTACGAATTGTTTTGCCTGGTTTGAAAAGAATACCTTGATTGATGCTTGCAAAGTTTTTCAGCACAGACAGAGTTTCATTTGAAAGTTTCATGATTTATTTCCTCGTCAAGTCATGATTATGTAAGGCCATTATAGCATAGTGTACAACTTTTAACAAGTCATCACGATTATAGCCGTTCTTTTTGCCATAACGCTGTGCATATTTCATGATGTTTCCAATAAAGAATCCTTCACCGTGCCCACAGTCAATAATGAATTCTGAAGTTTGGAATTTGTTTAGTGAGTAGTGTTGACCGTATGTCTTGTCGATATATTTCTTTAACTCTTCAAGAATACGGTCTTCACTATATTTGTAATCGATCAAAGTCTACCGGTGTACTGTGCAACAGCGGGCATGTTGCCAGTAAATGCGTATGTACCGATATGCTGAGTCTTCATCCAAGGGCATAACCAGATTTTTCCACCCATCTTACGCCACATCTGACAGAACATATAATCTTCTGAAAGATAGCGTTCAGAACCACCACCAACACAAGAATCAGTTGTGTCGATCACGGTATCAAAGTATGCGTGAATATAACGTGAGCCATCGAAATGTGCCTGACCAATATGATCGGGCTTGTAACGAATGAAAGGATATTCTTCTTTCATTTTATCAAAAACCTGACGCTTGATCATCATGTGACCTGTACCAATTTCCATTACTTCTAATGGTTCAGAAACTTGGAATTGTTGTGTGCCTTTTACTACATTGAACACATACTCACCAACAAGATTTTCAAGTTCTTTTGGATTGAGGTCTGGATGTTTACGGGCTGTTTCCGCAATGTTGCTCCAGTTGATCGACTTCTTGGGATAAGGACCACCAATAACATCTTTATCAAGTGCCATCAGTGCCACGATATCATTCGGATCAAAGTGAATGTCCGAATCGATAAACATCATGTGTGTAAAATCTGTGCGTAGAAACTCATCTACCAAATAGTTTCTTGCTCTTGTGATGAGTGATTCATTGAAGAGAAAAGAAAACTTTGTTTCAATGCCATAACGAATCATAATGGTTTGTAAGTCAAGGCAAGACTTCATGTACAAACCGTGATTCATGCCACCATACATCGGTGTAGCCACGAATAGTTTATTCTTTCTCAGTTCTTCAAGGTTAACTTGTAGTTGCATAATTTATCCATAAAAAAAGAGTGAGAACACATAATATATATGCTCTCACTCCGCCAGTTTTTAAACTATTTTAGGCAAACGCCTGACCGCCGAGAACTGCATGTGCAGCAGCGATCATTTTCTTAGTTGGTTTACCAAGTTTGTAGTAAGTGATGCGACGACCATCGGCAAGAGTTTTCTTGTTGGTGTAGATGCAGTGGCCTTCAGCACGAAGTTCTTCAATGCGGGCACCAACATTTACGATACCGAAACGGGCACGTGCTTGTGCAGCAGTCAAGGTATTGTAGGGACCATCCTTAGAAAGGAACTTTAGAATTTTCTCTTTAGCAGACATTCAATTTACTCCATAAAAAATTAGTCGCACAAAAAATGGATTTTGTAGAGGCGACTTTTCTCTACATGATTGATAGTATATACAAAAAAAGAGAGTGTGTCAACACTCTCTTAGGCAAATGTTAATTACTACCTTAGAATGGTTGTTCTTCAGAAGTTGTTACTGGTTCACCCTGTTCGGTTGATACCGATTCAGTAGGATCAATACCAGCATCAATCTTAGTGTATAGATCAAGGAAGGTAATTTTAGTATCAGCATCAAAACGATTCAAGCAATACTCAATTGCCTTTTTCTTATCGCCGTAGATACCGAAAGTTTTCACAATGTGTACCAAACGGCGGGTCGAAATAACCTCATCACAGCCACCATCAGCAAATGTATTACGAATCGTATTAGCCCAAGTAACTAGATTTTTGGCAAATACATCATCAGAACGACCAACAGAATCAAGTTCTTTGTTGATAATTTTTTCTTCGATCTTAGCAGGTGGAAACTCTTGTTCCATTGTGTTAGGAAAACGCTCAAGAAACGCTTCATTCAACACATTGGTAAACATATAGCGACCATCTTCAGAGCCTTTACCTTTTGTATTAGCAGTAGCAAACACGGTAAAGCCAGGTGCAGGTGTAACCAGTTCATTCTTTTTCTTTAGCAAGAATGGTTTACCTTCCAGAACACGCTGAAGGCACGACAGATTTTGTGCGCCATAGTCAATCTCATCAACGCAGAGAACGGCACCTTGGCGGGCTGCCACTGTCACAGGACCGTCACGCCATTCCATTTGACCGTTGATCAAAACATAGTTGCCAAGCAAGTCACCCTCATCAGTATCAGGTGTCATTGATACGCAAACGAATTTGCGTTTTGCTTTGGCACAGGCCTGTTCGATACTCATGGTCTTACCGTTACCAGACTGACCAGTAATGAACACAGGGAAGAATTGTTTTGATTTCACAATTGACAACACATCATCAAAGTTGCCGAAAGGTACATAGTTGTCATATTGAGAAGGTACCAGATTCTCAATTTCAAGATCAGTTGTCACATTAGCAATGCGACTACCCTGTACAGGTTCGGGTTTTGACATAGGTATTACCTGTGCAGCCAGACTGATAGCAGGAGCAGCACCAGAGGCGCCAGGAACACGATACACA